TGTATAGGTCTCCTGTCTATAATTTTCGAGCCCTTAGGCCCCCCTAGGCCCGGGAGGGGGGGGGGCCTGTTACAGGGTTACACTGTTACACTGTTACATAAGCCCCTCCATTATAAACACGCCGCTTTGCGGCGTTATATTCTAAACAAGCGCACTGCGTGCGCATAAACCTATCTAAACTAACATATTCATAAACCCCCCTTGACAGGGCATGCTCGCTCTGTTACACTATAAGTCCCTCGAGCCATGCTCACTTTTTCCTAAACTCAGATTCTGAAAGATCAAACAAATGAATCCTAAGATTGCAGCATTAGTCGCCGCAGCGCGGGAAGCGCACAATGCTAGACTTGCGCGGCTTACGCCGCAACAAAACGCAGCGCCGTCGGCGCCTAGCTCCGGGAGTTCTATTCTTCCACTCACACTCACAAATATTTCTAGTGGTGCCGGAGGCACCATGAGTTTTAATCCTGAGCAACTCCAAGCAATTGAGCATGGTTTGCAAGGCAAATCTTTCTGCCTTATAGGTGCCGCAGGCACTGGCAAAACTACAGTTACGCAAGAACTCATCTCGAGACTTCAGCGTGCAAGCCACATGGTGCCATTGACTGCAGCCACAAAACACCTTGGCAAGGATGCACCAGCAATTGCAATTGTTGGATATACAAACAAGGCAGTCAACAATATTCGCAAGCGTTTACCTGAGCATTTGCAGACTCATTGCCTCACAATTCATAAACTCATCGAGTTTGCACCTGTATATTATGAAATCGTAGATGCCGATGGCAATCTACGGAATACCATGCGCTTTGAGCCAACTTATAATGCGGCGAACAAACTCCCGCATATTTCCACACTGATCATTGAAGAATCTTCAATGGTAGGTCTGGACTTGTATGGACAACTTATCGCTGCACTCCCATATCCCCAGAAAACACAAATCATTTTCTTGGGTGATCTGAATCAGATTCCGCCAGTGTTTGGCCCAAGCATTCTTGGTTTCAAACTTGCAGAACTGCCAGTCGTGGAGCTTACGCATGTTTATCGCCAAGCTTTGCTCAGTCCAATCATTTCTCTGGCCACAAGTCTTCGCACTGGCGCTGTGACAGAAATCGCAACGCTAACTTCTGCACACACAATAGATTCTGGCGAGCACGGAACTGTGCATTTCCAACCATGGAAAAAGCGTGCGGACAAAGAATCTGCACTTTTTATGATGCGCAAGTTTATTCCTGGACTCATTGAACAGGGCAAACTTAATCCAGAATCTGACATGATCCTCATGCCTTTTAATAAGGAAGGATCTTTCGGAACTATAGAAATCAATCGCATCATTGCAGATTTCCTAGGGAAGCGCCGCGGCGCAGAAGTGCATGAAGTCATTGCGCGATACCAGAAAACTTATTGGGCCGTGGGTGATCGTGTAATGGTAGACAGATATGAGGCCACAATCCTCGAGATCAGCCCAACAATCGGATATTACGGCAAAGAACCGCAGCTCAGTTCTAAGACTCTTGATCGCTGGGGTTTTAATCCTGTTAATCCCGATGTGCGTGCTCAGACTGCAGATGAAATTCTTAACGCTCTGGACAATCTGGCCGCGGGCGATGATGAAGAATCTAAGAATCTTGCCTCGCACAATATCAAAGTCTACATCCCTGATCTTGGCATCGAGAAAGTTCTTACCAGTGCAGGAGAAATTAATCAGATGACTTTTGGATATGCTCTCTCTATCCACAAGAGTCAGGGTTCTGAGTGGGACAAAGTATTTATTCTTCTGCACAATTCTCATGCTACCATGATCTTTCGTGAACTTATGTACACGGCAGTCACACGGGCTAAGAAAGAATTGTTTATCATCACTGAAGGAGACATTGCCCCATATGAAAACAGTCTCAAAGTTGCCGCAAGCCGCCCACGCATTCCCGGAACTACGCTCAAAGAAAAGATTGCATACTTTGAGCGCAAGGCCAAAGAACTTATGAATCCTGCCGCAGGTCGTGGCGACTTGTCTGAATGATTTCTGATCCTAATCAAGGAGCTAATGCTATGCAAACTTGCGAACTTGAAAACATCTTTCTGTCTGCAGAAGACAAAGGCTTTCTCAAGCCTACGCTGCGCACAGAATCGTTCATTTTTAGTCTGGCGCCGCGCACTGGAAAAAATCCAGGCACAGTCTATGTGACTGATCGCGTAACAAAAATTTATCTTGGCAAGATTAAGAACAACTGGTTCTGGCCTAGCCGAGATTATCAAGACAGCCCACAAACTCGTGAACATATTCTTGCAGTCATGCAAGCGCCACGCGGTGAAGCCGTAAAATACGGTGTGCAGACTGGACAATGTTCTATCTGTGGACGCGGACTCACAAACAAGATCAGCATATTCAATAAGATTGGCCCCATTTGTGCAGAAAAGATGGGCTGGCTTATTGAAACTCCGCCAGAAGAAACTCTTGATCTTGACATGATCTAAAACTGAGGAGAACACATTACTATGACCAACATCAAAACAATCTATTGCCCACGCAGTGGTCTGCCATTGGCACAGATTACAAATCTTTGTGCTTCAAGCTGGCCTGTGCTTGCCAACTTCTCACAAACTTTTCTCCATCCAATTTACAATGTTCCACTGCCTGCACTCATCTCAAAACTTTCAAGCCAAATCATTTGTCTTGAGAACAACTCTTGGAAACCAGAAAGCACTGCAGAATCTACAGAGTTATCTCTGAGCCTGAGTGCAATCATGTATTCTCTCGGCTGCATTGTGCAAGATTCTAGGAACCCGGCGCCAAGCCTCCCAGCGTTCCCAGTATCTATAGGTGCGGCATCCCGCGTGCTTCATCTTGCTTCATGGTATTTCAATCTCACAAGTCAGCGTCTAACATTCCCACAATATCATCCCAATACAGTAGACAAGAATCTGCTGTGGCAAAACTTCTCAGCATATCTTGATGCTTGTTTCACAATCAAAGATGAATGGGAAAGTGGCAAGAAAAAGCTGGAGGCAGAAGAATCTATTCGCCTGAGTCAAGAAGCAAGCAAAGAAATTCGTGACGCCAAGATCAAGATCAAACTTGATTACATCAAAGTCTGGGCTTGGATTGACACACAAATATCTCAAAGCCCAAAGTATCCCGTTGGGCGCCGAGAAACACTGAAAACCTTGTTCTTGCGTGGAAACCTGGAACCTGAAAATTGGATTGCAGATGACATTGACGACTTATCCGAAGCTGTGTTTGATCTTTGCGATCAAGGCAATGATATTACACACTTTATTCGCCAGCGACTCAATGGCATTCGTGACGCATTGAATAACTTTTACGGATCATTCACACTGCTCGGTGGAATTGCAGATTCTGGCAAAGATTCTGTAGTTGTCTCAGACTCTGAGACAAAGAAGGAAAAGGAATTCTTTGAGAATTTTGACAATCAACTGACCGAGATGACTGAACTTCCGCCGGCGCCAGAGCGGACACAGTTTGCAACGCTCGGTTTGTATCTCAAAGCTCAAGCGCAACACAATATTCTTTCCCGGCGCTGGGCTCTTTTGCAATCAAAGCGTGCGTAAGCACACGAAGGAACAAACATGCTTTTCAAAACACTTCCCAAGCCTGATCGCCAACAAACTCAACTGGCGTACAAGGTAAAATTCTTTCCATTCAATGAACTCAGCGACGCCGCGAAAGAACTAGTTGCTTGGAAAAAGACTGTGTATATGCGTAAGTCTGATATTGAAGACAGACTTGACGAAACAAAAAGCAAACTCACCTACAACTGTAAGGATTATGTAATCCTGTGGGCTTATAATAACGTACCAACTGAGCTAGAGTGGGAGGGAAAAACTGACAGATTTAATATTCGCGTAGAACTGCGTGCAAGTCCTGCAATTCCAGAATTTGCCGTAGCAATCCTCAACTTTGAACTGGCGTCTTCACGGAATCCATCAAACTGAAAGAGAATCAAATGAACATCTTCATCCTATCTCACGAGCATCATCCTGCAAAGCATTATCTCGAGCAAGCCAGATATCATTGCGACAAGCATGTTATCAAAATGATTCTGGAATCTTCTCAAATGCTTTGCACCACACTGGCACAAGCTCCAGTCATTGGCTCTAGAATTTGTGAGAATCTGCACAGCAGCGCACCATGCAAGCCGCTGGCCGCTGGAATGTCCAAGCATCCATGCGTAGAATGGACCAAAAAATCTGTAATCAACTTCAACTATCTTGCACGCCTTGCTTACGCACTTTGCAATGAGCATCAATACCGTTATCCTCTCAGCGCAGAGCATGAGCATATGTCTTGGCTCAAGTATCTTTGCGAAGAACTTGATGACCTAGGTTATCCAGTTCACAATCCTTTGCCAGAAGTTTTTGCTGTGGCTGTCAAAGATCCTGTGCTTCGCACAACTTCTGCGCCACACTATGAAGCAGTAGAAATGTATCGCAATTACTATTTCCAAGACAAGTATGCGTTTGCAACTTGGAAAGGTAGGAAAGAACCTATCTGGTGGCTGCAACGAGAAGTTGATTACAAATCTATTCAATAACTGACCCCTTGACACGGCCTACGGGCCGTGGCACACTGTAGTTTCCTCGGGGCAAACACCGCTCCACTGGTTTCGTCAGGGCGCCAGATTTTAAGACCCTGACTCTTTCCAATCAGGAAACCAAAATGCTTGCAAAAGCTGTCAAGTTCAATTTCAAGTCCCGCAAGATCACGGACGAAAGTGGCAAGGAAATCGGCCGCACCAAGAAGCAAGACTCTGTGACTTGCGACATTCCTGTGCCTGAAGTTCAGGAAGTTGTGGATCTTCTGCACGCTGGGGGCAAAGAATCTGAACTGATTCTGGACGCAGTTGCGGAAATCATTGTTACGCAAGCGCGTGACCAGTTCGATGAGCTGATCGAAAGTTTCGGAACTGATGATTCCAAGACTGTCAGCGCAAGCATGCTTGATTACGCCAAGCTGTCGCTGACTTACATTGCCAGCATTCCGCCTGCGCGCCGTGGTGCAACTGCACTTTCGGAAGAAGATTGGAAGTCTTTCTTTGAAGACTATCTGTCTGTCATGGTTGCGGCCACTGGCAAGTCGGAAGATCGGATCAAGAATCAGATCAATCTGTACAAGAATCCTGCCAAGGCCAAGGCCAACAAGGAAGTTCTCAATCTTCTGATCGACCAGCTGGATATCTATATGTCCAGTTCTGCAAACATCGAAGACACTGCGCAGTGTGCCAGCCGCATTTCTGAGAAGTTCAAGAAGTGGGTTTCGGAACCTGAGCGGGCTGTCAATCTGGACCTGATCTAATCCAGATTCTTTTTGTGGGCAAGTTCCTGGGCGACCAGATACTGTTTAAGACTCCCGGTATCTGCAGGAACTTTTGAGGGAGCTACGGCTCCCTCTTTTTTGTTTTCTCTCAGCGTCTAGGTTTCTGGATTCTGAGAAAAAACAAAACAGCACGGAGAAACTTATGTCACTTGATCTCACACCACAGCAAATCTTCAACGCAGTTCTTTTTGACGAGGCTCCAGTCTCGGTTTTGGATATTTCCCGGAATGAGTATGAGTCCATGCGTGTCTCGCTGATTCGCAGGTTCAAAACTTACAAATCAACTGCACTAAACTTTGACGCGGAAGGTTACGCAGATAAATATATCCAAGCATCTTACGATGCACCGGCGCGCAAAGGCACGTTTAGTTTGCAGCCCATGCAACTCAGCCTGCGCAAGCGTTACACGGTAGAAGTTTTGCCTGAGAATTTGTGATGTCTCTGATTCTGTCTACAAACTATTTTGCAGTCTGGGACAGAATCAAAAAGACTGGCAGTGCAGATATCACTGTCAGCAAGGAACACGCACGCACTGTAGAAAATGGTGTCAAGCGTATAAAGACTGCAGAGAACGTGGCGCGGCGACAAGCTGGACTTGTAGGCTGGAGCAAATTAGTTGTATCACGACAGGAGCTATCCAAAACTCATGTGAAAATCCAATTCAAACTCCTCTATCTCACAGCTCTCTAATCTTCTCAACACACCAATCAACATCATGTCAAAAATCTACACACCAATCAACATGGATCTTCACAAAGTCGGCAAGGTCACAATCCAGATTGCACGGCACAACGCCGGCGACGGAACCAAGCCAGAAGATGACTTCTCAGTCATCAGTGTCAAAGTTTATCGGGATGACGGCGCTCAGGCAATCAATCTGTCTTCATTCTTCCGTGACGCCGTTGAGCCTGTGCTCGAATTCTTGCCTGAAGCTGAACACCGGGATAGAATCTTGGAACAGCAAAAAGCTGAGGAAGAACAAGCACAAGCTATGCTCAAGCAGATTGACATAGACTTTGACGCCACAGATCCAGGCTCCGCACATGGCTAGACTTCCATACTTCATCGCTCCACTGAGCGAGAGTATGATATCCAGAACCCTCGTCGCCCATAAAGCACGGGGGTTTTGTTTTTATATCTGCTCTCCAAGTGAGACGCCAATGCCGCGCAGCACCCTGGATTTATCCCTGACTCTAGGAATACAGGATAAACTTCCCGGATATGTGGCAGCCAAAAATCCTGTAGTTATTTCTAGAGAACTTCTTTCCCTCTGTGCCGGCGCTTGGCGCCGACCACTCTCTGACCTGAATTTCCCCTGGATTGATCTTGAGTTTGCACAACTCAATCAGTCTGAACAACTGCAAGCACTGCAACTCATAAGGAGTATTCTCATGAAAGAGCGCAACGAAGAAGCAATGTCTCGTATTCCTGACACAACAATGCGATCATTGGAAATGTCTCTTGCATCTCTTGAGCAAGCTCTGCTTGCAAAAGATCCTATGATGCCGCAGCATCTCAGAAACACTCACAGTTTGCTGATATCCTATCCTGAGACTGTGCATCTCTTGGAAGACAAAGAGATTGCACTTATCATTGACGCTGCAGAAGTTCACACGAAGACTGAGATTGTCAAGGCTGCAGTTGCAAAGAAAGCTGGCCGTGTAAAAGTCTCTGTGGATAGTCTTTGATGCTGGCTGCTGACTATTTTGAATGGTATCAGGACAGGAAACCAATCATGACTGACAGAGAAATGCTGGAACTTGCTGCGAAAGCGGCTGGGATTGATTACTACACCCGGGCTCAGTCAGGTGGGATGCTCACCGACAACGGAGAATGGAACCCCCTCGACTACAACGGCGCTGCGCTACGGCTGGCGGCGATGCGAAAGATTTTTCGATGCCATATGGATCTTTTTCACAAGTTTTATGAGGAAGAAATTGCAAACGGCTTGGATGAGCCCGCCGCCACCCGCCGCGCCATCGTCAGGGCTGTGGCTGAGATTGGAAGGAATAAATCATGAACCTTGACACAATCTTATCTCAATCAATCACATCCCCAACGCCGGGCTTTGGCACGGCTGTCAAAGTCCTGAAGTCAGGATACGATAAACTCTTTTCCAATCGCAATCTGCTGACTTACAGCACATCCGATATCTTTCACTCTTGCCCACGCAAGTATCAGCTCAAGAAAATGCAAGCGGAAGCGGGAGTGTCTGAGCGTATCAACTCCCCGACTTTTGCTTTCGGTCACGCTGTGGGTGCTGGCGTCGCAGTCTATGATGAAACTCAAGACTTGCGTCAAGCAATCTGGTCAGCATTCCTTGCATGGGATATTGATCTTCTCGAGACTGAGCGCAAGGCAAACAAGTCTGTGGGCAAGAGTTTCTATGAAGCCTGCTGGGCACTGTATGCTTATCAAGAGTTTTACAACTCAGAAACAAATCTCCGAGACTATGAGTCTATCAAGATCGAAGCAACAATCGCTGTGGACTTTGAGAACGGACACTTCTACAGTGGCCACATTGACGAAGTTCTGCAACATCGTGAGACTGGTAGGTTTCTTGTCAAAGAAAACAAGACGACTGGACTTGCGTCTGTTGACCCTGTAATGTACCAAAACAGCGACCAAGCACTGTCCTACGCTATTGTTGTAGATATGCTAGGTGGGTCAGAGTACGAAGTTCTGTACACAGTCTACAGTTCCACGGCGCAGCAGTGGCACCAGTTCTCCTTTGTCAAGGACTCTCTGAAGAAAGCTGAGTGGATACAGGATCAACTTCTGATTCAACACCAGATTGATTCCTACTCTGAACTCAACTTCTTCCCAAAGCGCGGGCGCAGCTGTTACAACTTCATGCGGCGCTGTGAGTTCCTAGATACTTGTGAGTTCTCCACATCCAATATGTTTGGCAAGAAGTTCTCAGACCTGCCAACAATCACATTCATCCAAGATATCTCAGCCATTGAGCCAGTGGACTTTGCCACCACACTCAGTGAGATTGTTCAACGGCAAAAAGAAAGACTCTGAAAGCACACCATGACCAATGAAGAAAAGATGTTTAAGAAACTCAAGGCTGACGCCGAGCGCCTGCATGTCCTAGAGAATAATGACTTGCCTCCTATCCGCTGGGCGTTAGAAGACATTGCAGTCTCTCCGATTCCTGCATATCCTGGGGCAACATTCTTCTCAGAATCCTTAGATGAGACTGACGAAGATGACAACCAATATGTGCTGAAACTTTGCATGGTGGCGGCGCCAAGTGCTGATCCAAGCCTGCGAAATGCAGTCATGTTTCCCATTGTGCTCATGTCCAAGCTGCACAATTCATCAGAAACAATCTGCAAAGTCATTGGCACAATTTTGCGCACAGAGCAGCTTGCACTTTTCAAGGACTGGAAAAGCAAAGACACGCCAGAAGATGTGCTGCCCTTTGTCATCCGCCTGCACACTGAGAAGACTGAGCGCATCGGCGAGGATGATGGCTTCATGTACTATGTTTCAGTTCACATTGAGCTGGAACCGGAAAGATATGAGCAAGTCTGTTATATCTATTCCAAGATTTTTGAAAATGTTTTCGCCAGTCAAAACAGAGGACTCAGGCAATGAATCTCGATGAATTTTCTTCCAGTGCCCGCACCAAGGCTCTGATCTACGGTGCGCCCAAGTCAGGCAAGACTGCACTTGTCGGCAAACTTGCAGAGCATTTCAAACTGCACTGGCTTGATCTTGAGAACGGAATCAAGACTCTGCTTAATCCAGATATCTTGGCGCCGCAGTTCCGCAAGAATGTCAATGTCATCAGCATCCCTGATCACAGGCTGTATCCGATTGCCATTGATACTCTGCGGGATATCTTTCGCGGCGGAATGAAACGTATCTGTGCAGACCACGGCAAAGTTTCTTGTCCGCTCTGTGCCAAAGCTGCCGGCGCCAAGTTCTCAGAAATTGACTTAGCCAAGTTAGGAGCAGATGACATTCTTGTCATAGATTCCTTGTCTCAACTGGCAAATAGCGCCATGAACAAGGGCATTCTCAAAGAACTCCAGAAGCCAGGAGGCGAAGAATACAAGCGCACGTTTGTAGACTACGGAGTGCAAGGCGCACTAATGGAGCAAGTCCTCAGCTTTATCCAAGTTGTTGACATCAACATTGTGGCAATCAGTCATGAGTTGGAAAGCGAGAGTCTGGAAGGGCGTGAGAAGATTGTGCCAGTCGCCGGCACCCGGAACTTCTCGCTGACAAGTGCAAAGTATTTTGACACAGTAGTGCATTGCTCTGTTGTCAATAAACAGCACAGAGCTTTCAGTTCCAGCACTTACAGTCCCACGATCATTACAGGATCGAGACTTGCGATTGATGTTGATGAAAAGAAAGGAGGTGAACTCTCGCTGGTAAGTCTATTTCGCAGGGGTTGACATCGCGGATGAACACTGCTACAGTGGTCTCTCGTTTCTTTCCAAATCTTTTCCAAACCATGAGCACCCAAACTTTTCAAGCTGACCCATGGAAGCATCGTAGTGCAGGTATGCGCTGCAAAACTTGCATGTGGTTTGTTGAAAAATACACTGAAGTTCAGCCAGATAATCGGGGAAACATTGGGCGCTGTCGGCGCCACGCCCCAAGCATGCACGGCTTTCCCGTAGTATTTGCAACTGATTGGTGCGGCGATCACCGTATTGATGAAACCAAACTGTGAGAAGATTATGAGCAACCAAACTCCAGAACTTCCAAGTATCGAAGAAATCTTGCGTGAGCGCGGCAATAGATATGGTCGATTTGTTGACCACGCTGCAGTTACGCAAAGACTCAAGACCGTTATGCACCTAAGTGACAGATGGTGCGAACTTGAGAACGATCAGAAAGAAGCCCTTGAAATGGTTGCTCACAAGATTGGGCGCATTCTCAACGGTGATCCTAACTATCTCGACTCATGGGTTGACATCGTAGGATACACACAACTTGTTGTTGATAGACTAAAAGGAGATCCAAAGTAATCCAAAGACTCTAACATTCCAACCATCTGTTCAAACCAAATTTTTTTTCTGAAAGACAATCATGTCCAAAGCTGCATTTGCCGATCTCGATTCCCTGATGAACGCCTCGATGGATGACATCGATGATCTTCCTCCGGTTGGTGTTCCGCCGACTGGCCATTATGGTTTGATCGTGACGGCTTCCCGTGAAGCATCTGGCACCAGTGGCAATGAGTACATCAAGTTTTCCTACGAAGTGGAAAGCGTGAATGAAGTCAAGAATCCTGAGGAAGAAAAGCAAGCTGCCGTGGGTCAGAAGTTCACGCAGATTTTTTCTCCTTTCAAGAAGGATGGCACGGTCAATGATTTTGGCCTGGGCTATCTGAAGGAGGCTTGCGCTCCATTCTCTGGACATTTCGGCACGGGATCGCTGGGTGAAACCATTGCTCAGATCAACAAAGTTTCTGTGGCTGCAAGTCTGCAGCGCAGTCAGGACAAGAAAGACGCCGAGCGTTTCAACTTCCGCCTGAGGGATGTTGTTGTCCTGTGAGTCTTTGACTCCATGATTTGATTGCTTCAAATCCAAGAGCCTGCAGACTTCTGCGGGCTTTTTACTTTGCAGCAAAAATCTTCACAGATTTCCAACCCACAAACCAAGCCATGAGACTAGCACTATTCGCCACGCCAGAAGACAGGCCATATCTGCCGCGCCTCAATGAACTAGTGGGTGCGCATTCTATAAAGGTCAGTGCATCAGACGAAGAATATCTGAGCAGCTTTGCTTCCAAAGTCAAAGCGCACAACTTGGAAGGAGCCATTATTACAAACGCCAAGACAATGACCACACTCTTGGAAGCGCTGGACGACTTCCGTCATCCGCTAGATAAGCGTGGACTGAAAAGACGGCTCAGCCTAGATGATTACGCTGGTTCTTTCTTCTCGATCCCTGGAATCAAACTAGGAATCAACTATGATCTCCCGGTTCTTATCCTCAATCCGCTATCACATCTTGTCACAACTGCGGAAGGTCCGTTTGTTTTCAAGCGGTTCATATCCAAACTCACACGTCCTGAGGATTGGTTCCCGCAGACACAATTTACTTGGGAAGTTTGGAGCAGTTCTAAGAGCCAAGCACTTCTCGATCGCTTTAGTTCTGCACGCTTGCTGGCTGTGGATATTGAGACCTTTATCGATGATCCTTTACGCCGCATTCGTTGTGTTGGTTATTGCGCTTTGTTTGATGACGGTACTACACACGCCGTTGTAGTGCCTTTCAAAGATATGCTGGCGCACCAGTTTGTCCGCAAACTCAATGCGTCGGCGCCAGGCAAGATCTTTCAGAACGGGATGTATGACAATCTATACTTCCTGCGCTTTGGTGTACCAGTACACAACTGGCTCTATGACACTCAGCATTTCTTTCACTCCTGGTATTCAGAACTTCCCAAGCGCCTAGACTTTATTACTGCATTCTGTGTGCGGACTGTGCGCTTCTGGAAAGATGATTCTGCCGGCAGTGAATATAACATGATGGAGTACAACGCCAAGGACTGCTGGTCCACGCTGATGGCGTTTCTTTCCATGCTGCATGAAGCTCCAGCTTGGGCAGTCAATAATTATCTCCAGGAATTTCCACTAGTCTTCCCATGTTTACATATGGAAGCAGATGGGCTGAGTCTTGATCGCGCAGCATTTGACAGCGCCAAGGCACTTGCAGAAACAAGACTTGAAGCTCAGCAGAAAAAATTAGAAGCCTGGTTCGGGGAGGGATTTAATCCTGCAAGTCCTGACCAATGCAAGAGACTCCTGAAAGTTCTTGGCATGGGAGACGTGGAAAGCGCAGATGCCAAGGCTATGAATGCCACGGCAGCAGTGCATCCGTTCAATGAACTCATAGTCTCTGCAGTTCTTGCTTATCGCAAGCAAGCCAAACTTCTGTCAACGTATTTCGTGTGGGAGAAATTCTGGAATGGAAGACTGTACTACAAAACCAACCCTGCTGGAACTGACACGGGTCGCCTCGCTAGCACTGAATCAAGTTTTTGGACTGGACTCCAAATACAGAACATACCTCAAGGTCCAGCAGTTAAGTCATGGATTATCTGTGACAATGATTGGAATGGACTTGCAGAAGGAGACTATGCACAGAGTGAGGCTCGATGCGTTGGATATATGTCAGGATGCTCTGCTCTTATCGAGCTGGTGGAATCAAAATACGATTACCACAGTTGGAACGCGCATAAGTTCTTTGGAGTCGCTTACGAATCTGTTGGCAAGCCACTGCGTAATCTCTCCAAGCGAGTCAACCACGGAGCAAATTACAACATGGGGCCGGGCGTTCTACTCGAAACGATGGGTCCGAAAGCAGTTGCGGAAGCAAGAACACTTCTCGGACTTCCCGGAAAGTGGACGCTTATCCAAGTTTGCCAGCATCTCTTGGGCACATATGAACGCACTTACCCCGAAGTTAAAAGAGACTGGTACGAAGACATCAAGCGAACAATCAAACTGACCAAGAAACTTGTCAGCCCACTGGGCTGGACTCGGCACTTCTTTTCAGACCCTACCAAAGACAAACGAGCACTCAACGCAGCAGTTGCACACGGTCCGCAAAATCTATCAGTCTCAATCATCAATCGTGTTTTCTATTCTATTTGGCGTGATTCTGTGTACGGGGATCTTCGCGGTCTGGTGCGACTTAAAGCCCAGATTCATGATTCTCTGTTCTTTGCTTACCGCGGTGCTGACACTCCTGATATTGTCAGGGGACGCATGAAGTGTCCGGTAGAGATCAAAGGCGTAGATGGAGTCACGCGCACAATGCTTATCCCTCCAGACATGAACTCAGGCGAAAGGGTCTGGGCCAACCTAAAGTGAGACAGCTATGTCCGCAACTCTACATAGCCTGTCAGATTTGTATTTCAAATATACAGAGAAGACAGAGCCGCCAATGGTATTTCACAGATGGAGTCTTATGTCGTGCTTGGCTGCAAGTCTAGGCCGACAATACTTTCTTCCATTTGCGGATTTTCGTATCTTCCCAAATATGTACGTCATGCTGATAGGAGATCCAGGCACACGAAAAAGTACAGCCATTAAGATGGGAAAGAGAGTGCTCAGCGCCACAGGATATGATAAGTTCAGTGCCGAGCGCACATCGAAAGAGAAGTTTCTCCTGGACTTGGAAGGAGTTGAAGGGGACGATGGAAGCGTAAAAGACAGTGGGCAAGTCTTGAGAAACCTTTTCGGCGATGACTACATCGGCGTAGATCCTAGAGAAGTGTTTGTTGTGGCTGATGAGTTCAATGAGTTTGTTGGCTCTGCCAATCTCGAGTTCCTAAGTCTTCTGGGAAGTCTATGGGATTGGGATGACCAAAACGCCCCGTTCAAGCAGAGACTCAAGACAAGTCGCAGTGTCAATATATTCCAGCCCACGATCAACATTCTCAGTGGCAACACACACGCAGGTTTTGCAGAAGCATTTCCGCCACAAGTGTTGGGTCAAGGCTTCATGTCAAGACTTATACTTGTGCATGGTGAAGCCAGTGGAAAGAAGTTTGCATTTCCTGAGAAGCCGTCAGATGATCTCAAACAGACACTGATTGACACGATTCTTGAAATCAAGACCAAAGTCTACGGTGAAGCAACGATCACGTCTAAAGCAAGAGATATGCTGCAGACAATCTATCACAGCTTCGATGGACTTGAGGACGCACGGTTCAAACACTACAGCACACGGCGCTACACTCACCTGCTTAAACTATGTCTTCTGACTGCAGCTGCAGGATTGAGAACAGAGATAAAAGCAGAAGATGTACTCTTTGCAAACACACTGCTCACATACACTGAACATAGAATGCCAAGTGCAATGGGAGAGTTTGGCAAGGCAAAGAACTCAGATGTTGCTGCTAGACTTATCAGTGTGCTGACAGACGCCAAGGGCCCAATGGACACCCCGAGCCTGTGGAAGCAAGTTCAATCTGATCTTGATAAACCTGAAGATCTCAATAAACTTCTCGCTGGACTTGTACAAGGAGGAAAGATTCAATACATCACACGAAGCAAGACAAGTAATGCACAGGGATATTTGCTTGTGCGCAAGATGCTAAGCAATCGTCATGTGTATTGTGATTTCTCATTGTTGAAGGAAACTAATCATGGGTGAAACTGTAATTGTTAGCAGAGAGCTTTTGCAGCAGGCGCTGGAGGCGTTGGAAAGCCTGTTTAACTGGCAAGTTGACCCTGATCGCGGGAAGCGTTGCAGTGACGCCATCACCGCCCTCCGCGCCGAGCTGGCGCAAGCTGGGCATGCAGAGCTGGATTTAGCCGCCGCCTATAATCGCCGACTGCGGCGCCAACTTGAGCAAGAATGGTGTGACGTGCAAAGTATTAAAGCTGCGCAGCAGGAGCCGGAGCCGGTGGCGTGGCTGAAGACCATGTACTCAGGAACGCGCCCAATGCTGGAAGTAGATCACCTACGGAAAGACACCTCAACACCAGTCTACACCGCCCCACCCCGCCGCGAGTGGCAGGGGCTGACGGATGTTGAGTGGATGAACATCGTCAACAACTATGCGTGGTTCGGTATGCGGCCTGACGAAGTAGCGCATGAGGTATGCAAACTTACAGAGACCAAGCTAAAGGAGAAGAATCAATGACACATCGCACAAAGAAAATCCCAATGTATTTCTATGCGCTCATGTACTTCTCTGTGAATCCAGAAGAAGAACTCACAGCGCAGGACATCAAAACAAAATTTGAAGTCTACGCCAGCCCGCACAACAATGTAGCAAACTCTCTGTACAATGTGATTGCTCTGGGTTGGATTTCCAAGCGAACAACCTATAGCAGGGGAATGAGAAACAGAGTTGTTTATTACAGCGCCGGGCCCAAGCTCCTTGAGCAGCTCGGAATCAATAAAGAACTTGCACGAGGATGACGTGACACAGTACCGAAATGAACCGCCGGACTTTGAGGAGGATGACTTCGATGACCTGGACAAAGAGTTTATCTTTTCGCTTCTTCTGTCTCTATCTGGCCTGTGCCTTGTGGTGGCTATTGCTTGTGTTGCCGCTTGGTTTCTCGTTAACTGATTTGTTGAAAGGACTCTCATGACTGCTGCAAAACTTCAAGGTAACTTTGAGACTGTGGAAATCAAACTCACACTCAAAGTCAGCAAACAGCATAATGAAATGCTGGATATGATCGCCGGGCGTGTATATAACATGGATGGGATTGAAGATGTCACAGTCTCTTTACTCGAGCCCAACACTGAAACTGCATCTGCGGAGCCACCGGAAAGAGTTACACATTTTGATTCAAAGATTCGAGCATTCAACAAGTTCTACAATCTGGCCTGCCCTGCGGCCCCGACCATTCCTGCGCGTCCACAGCTTGTCCGGGAACTTAACCAGTTCTACGACATCCTGCTTGAGGAACTCAAAGAAGTTTATCCCATCCTACAGTCAGCTGATCGTTCAGAAAGTCTGGAGTGCGATGAAGACATACTGACAGACATTGCTGACTGGCTTGGGGACATCATGGTTTATTGCGCCAGCCAGCTTGCCAAGTACGGACTGCAATCGGATGATGTCTTGGGAATTATCATGGCCAGCAACATGAGCAAACTTGGGCCAGACGGTAAGCCAATTTATGATGAGCGCGGCAAGGTTCTCAAAGGTCCAAACTATTGGAAACCTGAGCCCATGATCAAGCGCATGATTCTTGCTAGGATCAGGCAATCAAGAAGTCTGTAAGCAGAAAAACACAAGGCCCCTTTCGGGGCCTTTTTCTTTGGGGCAGCAAAACTGCATCTACTGACTTAGTGGCTCTCCGCCCATAATCTCAAACAGTTTTTGACTGAACGGATTCTGGTGTTTCTGCAGCATCTGGTTCACCACACTTTCATTTGCATCCCTTGTCCACCGCAGGAATGCTTGATTAAAAGTTTCTGCCCTTCCGCCGCTGCGCACATAGCGTGCCATGAAGTCCTCATACTCATCATCTGTAGGAACTTGGCCGTCATAGAGTTTAGTCTTCACGACTTCACCTAGACGCTCGATACGCAGTTTGTCTAGAGCTTCATATCTTTTCTCTCTGTAGAGAGCTCCTAGCGCCACGGCTTCATCCATTGGCCGCGAGCCAAGAATCCGAGTGATACCATTGTAGCTTACAACTCTATCCACTGTAGCTGCCAGCATGGAAGTAGTTTCAAATTCATTCGCAGCAGAAATCAAACTCCCCGTGCTTGTTGTACTCCTTCCGCCAAGAACCTGAGCAAAGCCAGCAAGTGGCCTGTTCCATCCTTGGTGCTCCAAAGCTTTCAGCAGCGACTCACTTACATCTGCTCCCTGCACAACATTCTTGCCAAACTCACTAATCTGTCCCACAAGCTTAAGGCTTGCGCTGACAGCAGGCAC